CCAAGAAGAAATCAGCACATCAAAAATCACATATATGGCAATTTCTATCGCGGAAACTCTGAACGATTTAGGTGGACTTGGACTCTCAGCTAATCAGATTGGGTTGCCTTATAGGATCTGCGCCATTAACATGGGCGATAAGATATGGATGATGATCAATCCAAAGATTACATGGAAGAGTGAAGACAAGAGTTCCTTCAAAGAAGGTTGTCTTTCGTTCCCAGGTTTGTATCTAGATATTGGCCGCCCAGCACACATTAAGGTCAAGTTCAATGCAGTTAGTGGTGAGGTGTTGGAACAAGAGTTTGATGGATTGACTGCTACAGTCATTCAACATGAACTCGATCATCTTGATGGTGTTTGTTATACCAAACTAGTCAGCCCAATAAAGTTGGATCAGGCGAAGCGAAAAGCGAAGAAAAACGTCAAGAAAATGAGTCGCCTGGCGGGGGCTGCGTAAGTTATTGATTTAATTAGAGTTTTTGTGTTTGCCTTTTTACGATGAATGCTGTATACTGGCTTTCGTAATGAGAGGTAACGACATGACTCTAGCAGAAAATAAGTCCGCCCTGGCCCGTCTACTCGCAGGCGAGAACATCACTGTAGCTCACGAGAAGGTCTCGACTGCATACTTCGACCTGCAGAACCGACGTCTCGTATGCCCGATCTGGAAGGACATGGACGGCGACCTGTATGACCTGCTCATGGGTCACGAGGTCGGTCATGCTCTCGAGACGCCAGAGCAGGGTTGGCATGACGCCATTCAGGCCAACAAGGAATACAAGAAGTTCAAGACGTTCCTCAACGTCATCGAAGACGCTCGTATCGAACGCAAGATCAAGCAGCGTTATCCTGGACTGGCTCGTTCGTTCGCCTCAGCCTACAAGCGTCTTGTTGACCAGGACTTCTTCGGTATCAACAAGCTTGACGACCTGAACAAGCTCAACCTGATCGACCGAATCAATATTCGGTTCAAGCTTTCCCCGCATGTCGCTGTGTCTTTCACCGACACCGAGCGCGAGTTCGTTCAGCGAGTCAATACCGCCGAGACCTGGCAGGAAGTCGAACAGCTGGCTCGTGACGTCTATGCTTATGTCGCTGCCAACGAAGCTGACAAGCTGAACAATATCCAAGATATCGAAGACTACATCGGCGAGAAGAATCGCGAACAGCAGGAACAAGATAATCTTGAGTTCGAGGATTCCGACGACGAGGAAGAGTCCGAAGACTATGACGCTGACGACTTTTCGCCTGATGATTCCGATGATGACGGCGAACTGGAAAACCAGGACGAGCAGTCTGATACCACTGGCGGTGGTGATGGGAGCCAGGACGATAGCGAGGAAATTGAGTCGATCACCGACCACGTGTTCCGCGCCAAGGAACGTGAACTCGTCAACGAGACTGGCGTTGTCGTAATCGCCGAGATGCCTATCGCTGATCTCAGCAAGATCATCAAGCCGAACAAGACTGTCGTCGACGACTTTGAGAAGTATATTCGTCTTGAACTGCGCCCCGATCGCGGTGGTACTGTCTACGCACGTCACAACGTCACGTTCGAACAGATCGTCAGCAAGTCTGTTGCCAAGTTCCTCAAGAACAACAAGAAGTTCATCACCCATATGCATCTTGAGTTTGAGCGTCGCAAGCAGGCTTCGCAGTATGCTCGCACCACTCAGGCCAAGACTGGCGAGTTGGATATGAACAAGCTGTCGAACTACAAGTTCAGCAACGATCTCTTCAAGAAGATCTCCGTTGTCGGTAAGGGCAAGTCCCACGGCATGGTGCTGTTCGTCGATATGTCTGGTTCGATGCACCGAGTGTTCGGTAACACCATCGAGCAGCTGCTGGTGCTGACTTCGTTCTGCCGTCTTGCGAACATCCCGTATGATGTGTATGGGTTCTCCAACGACTGCAGCGAAACGCTGTATAACTGTGGCTTGATTGGTGGCGAGAAGTTTATCACCAACAACAAGACTGACTTTCAGTTGACGTCAGAAAACTTCCATCTTCTGCATCTGATCGGGTCAGATCTGAATCCTCTGGCGCATAAGCGAGCGTACAACATGCTGGCTGTGCTTGCCGCCGAGTACAACAAATACGAGTTCCGCAACTGGCAGGCTGCTGGGCTGGCTCTCGACGGTACTCCGTTCCTCGAGACGCTCGTTGCTTCTCGCGAGATTATCGACCAGTTCAATCAGCGCCACGGTCGCGATATCACCAACGTCGTGTATCTGACTGACGGCGATGGCTCCACCAATGTCAATTTCCCGAAGCCATCGAACGGCCAGGACATGCCGTGGTACGGTATCCCGAAGGGTGTGGTTGCCTATCTGGTCGACAAGAAGACCAAGAAGAAGGTGCGCGTCAACGATCGTAACCATATCCAGTCTGCTCTGACTCAGCTTGTTGCTGCTTCAACTGGATGTAAGCATATCGGTTTCTACCTGGCCAACCAGTACGATGTCCGCAGCTTCATCAAGGCTAACAATAACAACCACAAGCTTGTGACTGAGATGCGCAAGACTCTGCGTGATCATAACTTCTTCGCTATCCCGCATGCTGGTTACTCCCGATACTTTGTGACGCCTGTACAGGAAGGCGAGATCCAGGAGAAGACCCTTAATGTCAACAACGGTATGACTCGCTCGCAGATGGCGAAGGCGTTCAAGTCTGCGCTCGGTAGCAAGAAGTCTAGTCGAGTCCTGATCTCGCGTTTCGCCGAGGAAATCTCGGCCTGAAACGAAGCATGTGCAAGTTATTGATTTTATTATGAATATACTGATTGCGTTTTAACACCAAAACAGTATAATGGCTCTACGATATAAGTGAACTGAGGAAATATATTATGCGCAAGTCCTTTTACAACGACGAAGCTTCCAGGAATCAGTTGCTCACGGCAATCAGCCAGCAGTACGGCGATACCATCACGCTCAAGCAGCTGAACGAGTACGTCAACGAAACTGACGTTGACTTCCCCTATTTCATCTTGCGCGAACGCAAGATCGGCCGAGGTGTATTCTCGCTCACTCATTCGGCCACTCCAGTAGCACCGAAGGCTACTATCAAGAAGCAGCAGGCTCAGCCTGTGGCTGCTCCCGCGATGGCCGCTCAGGTTGTTAGCCTCGCGTCCAAGCGTGCGGTCAACGTCACCGAGTCTTTCGTTCCCGAGAAGAACGGCACGTATGTTGCGTTCGGCTTCTTCAACGATCTGAAGTCGATCATCAAGAGCGCAATCTTCTACCCCGTATACATCACTGGTCTTTCTGGTAACGGTAAGACCTTCATGATCGAGCAGGTTTGCGCCCAGCTGAATCGCGAGTTGATTCGCGTCAACATCACGAAGCGCACCGACGAAACCGACCTTATCGGTTCGTACGAACTGATTGACGGTAACACTGTGCGTCGCGAGGGGCCAGTGATCACGGCGATGCGTCGTGGCGCAGTTCTGCTGCTTGACGAGACTGACCTCGGTACGGAAGATATGCTGTGCTTGCAGCCTATTCTCGAGGGCAAGCCATACTTTGACAAGAAGACTGGCGAGGTTGTTAATCCTGCTCCTGGTTTCAACATCATTGCCACTGCGAACACCAAGGGTCGCGGTTCCGAGGATGGTCGCTTCATCGGTACGAACGTCCTCAACGAGGCTTTCCTCGAGCGTTTCGCTATCACGGTCGAACAGGAATATCCGCCGACTGCTACCGAGCGCAAGATTCTCGAGAAGAACTTTGCTGTACTCGGCATCAACGATGCTCCGTTCATCGAGTTGCTGATTACCTGGGCCGAGACGATTCGCAAGACGTTCGACGACGGTGGTATCTCTGACGTCATCTCGACGCGTCGTCTGGTTCATATCGCCAAGGCATACAGCATCTTCGGCAATCGCCTGAAGGCGATCGAGATGTGCCTGAATCGGTTCGATGCCGAGTCCAAGATTCCGATGCTCGACCTGTATACGAAGCTGGATGCTGACGCCAGCAAGCCTACAGTTGATCCTGCCACGACTCGTGAAACGGCAGAGGCCATGGGTCCTTATGGGGTCTCAAATTAATTTGACATCCTGACGCCAGTCAGGTATAATGATTGCATCGTAGGAATTCCGCAACTACGATGCGTCCTTTGTGAAATGCGGAATGTGAGGTGAATGTATGTCTGCTATTCAGTCGTTCTTTAATTATCTGTCCAAGGGCAATACGGTCACGACCCGCCAGGCTCGTACCATGTTCAAGGTCAGCAATGTCTCTGATCTCGCGTATCGTCTGCGCAATGACGGCATCCCCGTCTACACCAATCGCGTGGTGACCTCGCGTGGTGAAGAGACTTTCGCGTACCGCATCGGCTCGCCGTCGAAGGCGTTCGCGGGTTACATCAAGTCGGGTCATAAGGCTCGCGCTCGCAAGGCTCTGTACGCAGAAGCTCTTGCTGCCTAATCTCGTCCTGAGATAGGATTAAATGGGCTGCGTTCTGCAGCCCATTTTCATTTGTGCATTTAGAAAAAATCCTATATAATCACATAATGTGCACGGAGGAAGATCAATGGTAAATGTAATCGTAGCAAAAACAAAGCTAGACTGCGAGAAGCTGCTAGGCCAATTCGTAGATGAAACTCATTACGATCTTCTTGTAGAAGAAGATACGGATTGCTACATGCCAGCTGAGTGCGTAGCATTGGCCAATGACTGCAACAAAGACTGTAACAATTGCGAGTCTGGTCAAAACGAACTGAAGATTGCTTTCAAGTTTCGTAAGAACTTCTTCTCCAAGGAAGAACAAGAGCAGGCTTATGCTGGACTGCGTGATGCGGCAACTCTATCGCAAAATCGTGGACTAGCGGCTGGACCCAAAGGCGACAAGTGTCTGGGTCGCGACTGGTTGTCTGAGGTTCAGTATCAGACTCTCAAGTATCTAATCGACCTGAAGAATTCGCATCTGTTTGGGGACATTAAGGCAGATCTGCAGAACATCAAAGAAAAGTATACTGATGTGCAGACTACACGTGGTCTTGTTTGGTTGGCTTCTGAACTCGAGAAGCAGAAGTTTGATTATGACAAGTGGTTGAGGGCGATCCTCAAGGAAACTGACAATCAGGAAATCTCTCGTCAAGCTGATGAGGTTCTACAGACCTATATCTCAGATACAACTTATGCTAACCCAGTTCACTCTGGTATCGCTGGTTGGTTTGACCGTTATCCGCGCATTCCTTATGGTCGCGCTACTTCTTACACTCAACATAATTACGACAAGTTCAAGATGTCGTTCCCATTCCTTCAGTCACTGAACCGTGGTTTCAAGGATCTGCTTCCGTGGCGTTGGGGCAATCAGAAAGCAGCTGCCGATAAGATTGATTCAAAGTTCCTGGTTCCTGGCACTGTATTCACTACGGTAACTGTTAACAAGACTTTCCGTACTGCTTGCCATCGTGATGCTGGTGACTTCTCATCAGGCTTGAGCAATCTTCTTGTACTCTCGAACAATGGTAACTACAGTGGTGGCTACCTTGTATTCCCTGAGTATCGTATTGCTGTTAATGTTCGACCAGGTGATTTGTTGCTCGTTAACAATCATGAGATTATTCACGGTAACACACCAATCGTTATGCATGATGATGTTGCTGAACGTATCAGTCTTGTTTGCTATTTCCGCGAAAAAATGCTAGAATTAGGTTCCTACGAATATGAGAACCTGCGCTATGAGTTTGTTGAGTCGCGACGTAAGAATCAAGAGCATGAACTCTGGCGTCCTCTGTGGAATGGTGTCTCTGCTGGTATGTGGGAAAGCAAGGAATGGTATGGCTACCTTGAGTCCAATGGTGGACTTGAGATGCTGAATAATTATCATCCAGAAGCCAATCAAAAGAATGCATCCTTGGAGGATCTGTTTCAGTGAAAATCCTATCTGTAGTTCATGACTTTAACAACTTTGGTGGTATCATTTCCCATTGCGAGCAGCTAATCGCTGGCTTCAAGGATCTGGGCCACCAAGCTGACTTTGTATATCTGCGTTCAACTCGATCTGGTGGTACGATCGCACCAACGGATGATCCTGGATTTGATATTGGAGAAGGCACTGGATTGCAGGTGCATCAGGGTAAGGGCTGGCGTGGTGAGTATCTGTCATTCATCAATGACAACGATATTGCTACTTTCGTCAAGAAGGCGAACGAGTACGATATCGTTATCTGGCAATCAATCTTTGGGTTCAAGAATCAGGAGTCTGAGAAGAAGACTAACTGGCTAAAGATGATTCAAGATGTGAATGCCAAGCAGGTTGTTATTGTACACGACGGTAACCTGCGCAAGAACTATCCTTGGATTCATCGTGTTCGTGACAAGATTGCTGGTCTTGCCTGCGTTCATCCTTCAGCATACAACCAAGCTGCTGCTATGGAGATTCCTCGCCGACTAATTGTGAATCCTCAGAAGATTTCTTCTATGCCAGAGGTTCCCTTTGATGATCGTAAGGATGTTGTTTTCTCACTTCAAACATTCAAGCGTTGGAAGCGAGTTGATGACCTAGTAGCAGCTGTGCCATATATAAATGGCAAGGTTGTTATTGCTGGTGATGGTATTGAACGTGCTTATATGGCATCAAAGGATAAGTGCAAGCCTGAGTATTATTGCACCAAGGATCGTGATCCGAATGCTGCTGATGCTCTTATCGGCAAGCCTATCTGGGCTAACGCTGAGAATGCTGGTATGAAGTACATTGGCTTTGTTTCAGAAGCCAAGCGAGATGAGATTCTAAGCAAGGTGAAGTTCTTGCTTGATCCTTCTTGGTCCAAGACTTATGGCGAGCACTTCAATCGTGTTGTTGTAGATGCTATGAAGCAGGGAGTTGTTCCTATTGCTCGTAACCTTGGGATCAGTGATAATGAGTCTGGCGTTGGCTTCTTCAAGCCTAACGAAAATTATCTGATGATTCCTTGGAATGCAACACCGCAGGAGTTCGGTGAACTAATCAACACTTGGTTCAATATGTCTGAGTCTGACTACAATCGCATTGTCCAGAATAACTGGAAGCTGATTCAGCAGTTCGACCGCAAGTTGATTGCTCAGCAATACATTGATCTTGCTACTGGAATTGCCAGCACTGAAACTGGCAAGTATGATAGCAAGCTTGATAGCACCATTGATTCTGTTTGGTGCGACCACTTCGGGTTTCCTGAGAAGATGAACCCTGTATCTTCTCTAGAAGATTTGTTTGGTTGATATATAGTAGGTTGTTATTAATTTTGATTGGAGTATAATATGCAATTAGAAATCTCGGTAGAGAAGCTGCGAAAAAACAAGCTGTTCGTAGCGACGCCAATGTATGGCGGTCAGTGCTTTGGTATGTACACCAAGTCGGCGCTAGATTTACAGGCTTTGTGCAATAGTTATGGCATTGAAGTTAGGTTCTCGTTTATCTTTAACGAGTCTCTGATCACGCGTGCTAGAAACTATCTTTGCGACGAGTTCATTCGTTCTGGCTTCACGCATATGCTGTTTATTGACAGCGATATTCACTTTGATCCGCGAGATGTTATTGCGCTGATGGCTCTTGATAAGGATGTCAGTGGCGCACCTTATCCAAAGAAGTCTCTTAAGTGGCACGCAGTCAAGGAAGCTCTTACCAAGAATCCCAATCTATCAGCTTCTGAACTGGAAAAGGTTGTTGGCGACTTTGTCTTCAATCCAGTTCCTGGCACAGAGCGATTTAATGTTGGCGAGCCTGTTTCGGTTCTTGAGATTGGCACTGGGTTTATGCTCATCAAGCGTCCTGTCTTTGACAAGCTTGCTGAGAAGTTCCCGATGATCCATTACAAGCCAGATCATGTTGGCCAGGCTAACTTTGATGGTTCGCGTTACATTCATGCGTATTTCGATACCGTCATTGATACCAAGGATAGCATCACTGGTGGTGGCTCTGATCGTTACCTGTCTGAGGACTATATGTTCTGTCAGATGTGGCGAAAGATCGGTGGCGAGATCTTCCTGTGTCCTTGGATGAAGACTCACCATATCGGAACCTATGCGTTCACTGGTGACCTGCCTGCTGTAGCCAATTACGTGGGCAACCTGTGATCATCGGACTAGTCGGCTCAATCGGCAGTGGTAAGGGAACCATTGCCGATACATTAGTTGACTACCATGGTTTCTTCAAAGAGAGTTTCGCTAATAGTGTGAAGGACGCGGTCTCAGTCATCTTTGGCTGGGATCGCAGCCTCCTCGAAGGCGACACAGATGAATCTAGGTGGTGGCGTGAACAGAAAGACTCATGGTGGTCTGAGAAACTGAATCGCGATTTCTCTCCCAGACTAGCGTTACAGTTGATGGGTACAGAAGCAGGTCGTGACGTATTTCACCAGGATCTGTGGGTTTACACAATGCTACAGAGACTTGAAAATGCACCTTGGAATGACTATGTGATTGCCGATGTAAGATTCCCAAACGAGATCAAGATGATCAGTGATCTTGGTGGTAAGATCGTTCAAGTAAACCGAGGTGAAAAGGTTGCTTGGTATGAAAAGGCATATGAAACGAATACCAAGGCCAACTATTATGGCATGGCTGAAAACTTCCCAGACGTTCATTACAGTGAATGGGCTTGGATTGGTCATCCTAAAATTGACATGGCGTTCGATAACAACTGTGAACTGAGTCAGTTGCCAAGACGAGTTGACATTATGCTTGATAACTTATATAATAAACACATTGATGGCGTTGATACAAGTGAGGTAATACTATGAAGTTGAGTGCTGAGACTATTGAAATTCTTAAGAATTTCTCCACGATTAACCAGAGCATCCAGGTCAAGAGTGGTAACACTCTGTCTACGATCTCTGCTCTTAAGACTGTGCTGGCCACTGCGCAAGTGCCCGACACGTTCCCAACTGAGTTTGCGATCTATGATCTGAACAAGCTGCTCGCCAAGCTTTCTCTGTATAAGGATTCGGAACTGACGTTTGATGCTGATAAGGTTAACTTCGCCAGTGCTGATAAGAAGCGCGCAGACTATATCAAGTATTGCTCGCCTAGCGTTATCGTCACGCCTCCCGATAAGAAGCTGTCGATCGGCGTTCCTGACTTTGAGTTCAAGCTGAGCAAGTCTGATCTTGAGTGGCAGCGCAAGTCGGCAAGCATTTCTGGTTCGCCTAATTTCGTTTTCGTTGGTGATGGCAGTAAGGTATACTTCGTGTCGAAGGACATTAAGGATAACTCGGCTGACGTTTCCAAGACTGAGATTGGCGCAACGGATCAGACGTTTGAGATTGTTATGAAGGTTGAGAACTTCAAGATGATTGATGACACGTACACCGTGCAGATTGCGAAGCGTGGTCTGGCAAAGTTCACTGCCGAGTCGCGTAGTCTTGAATACTATGTTGCCATTGAGGCAGCGCAGTCGAAGTTTGAGTAAGAACGGAGATATATACTATGAGAACGTTGAATGAACAGCAGAGGAAGGACATTAAGAACTGCCTCTCTGAGATCTCTAACTCGTACACTCGTATTGAGGCCGAGCGCGATCTGATCAAGGAAGTGATCAATCGCATGGCTGATGAGTTTGAGATGAACAAGAAGCTGTCTCGTCGTCTTGCCAAGATCTACCATAAGCGTAATCTTGAAGAGGAGATGGCAGCTGCTGAAGAAGTTAGTGATACATATGAATTAATTGTTGGACATAATCCCAACAATACTTGATTTTTCTTGGGGCGAGCGTTATAGTACGCTACGGCACTTCCGCCAGACTGCTCGTCGTGGGACTTCACCCTCCCCGCCCCAACCTTTATATTATGGAGTTACACTATGTCTGATATGCTTTGGGTTGAGGTTTATCGGCCGAAGACTGTGCAGGATTGCATTCTGCCAGAGGATCTAAAGAATACGTTTCAACAGTACGTGGATCGCAAGGAAATTCCCAATCTCCTTCTCTGCGGAACAGCTGGTGTTGGTAAGACTACTGTAGCCAAGGCTCTTTGTGAAGAGGTTGGTTGCGACTATATGATGATCAACGGTTCAGACGAGTCTGGTATTGATACCTTCCGTATGAAGATCAAGAACTATGCTTCGTCGATGTCGTTCACTGGAACCAAGAAGGTCATTATTATTGATGAAGCGGATTATCTGAATCCGAATAGTACGCAGCCAGCTATGCGTGCTGCGATGGAAGAGTTCGCTCATAACTGTACGTTCATTATGACCTGTAACTTCAAGAACAGGATTATTGAGCCGCTGCATTCTCGGTGCGCTGTCATCGACTTCAAGCTTCGTAAGGAAGACAAGCCAAAGATGGCTGCGCAGTTTATGAAGCGAGCGGCTAACATTCTAAAGCAGGAAAATGTGCCTTTTGACAATTCAGTTCTTGCTGAGGTTGTCAAGAAGTATTTCCCTGACTATCGCCGAGTGCTAAATGAACTGCAGCGTTATGCGGTCAGTGGTAAGATCGACAACGGAATCCTTTCGTCAGTTGCTGATGTCAGCGTCAAGGAGTTGGTCGCGGCTCTCAAGGCCAAGGACTTCACCTCTATGCGCAAGTGGGTTGTAGATAATGGTCATGATGATGCAGCCAGGGTGTTTCGTAAGATCTACGATAACCTGTACGATTACATGGACAAGGGTTCTATTCCCCAGGCTGTGCTGATTCTGGCTCGCTACCAGTACCAGGCTGCATTCGTTGCGGATCATGAGTTGAATCTGGTTGCTTGCATGACTGAACTGATGACAGAATGTGAGTATGTGTGATGGCTGATCTGTTCAGAGAGATTATACCAAGCATTCTTCAGACCAAGAAGAACTGTATGCTGACTGAGCAGGACGAGAAGTCTTATCCTGCGTTCATGGTTGGTCGAGCCATGTCGCAGTATCCAGATACCGTTCTAGACGCCAACTATGTCAATATGTGCGGTCATATCGACAACAAGCTTAAATACGACTTTTTACTAAATAAGGTCAAGCCTTACAAAAGACCTTATGTCAAATGGCATAAGAAGGCTGAAACCGATGATTTGGAAGTCGTAAAAGAATACTATGGCTACAGCACTGCCAGAGCACTAGAAGCTCTCCGTATTCTCACCGATGATCAGATCAAAGATCTAAGAAAAAGAATACAAAAAGGTGACTAGCATGGTTGAACAATTTATTGAAATTGAATTGGC